TGGGTATCGCAAGTGCATTCATACCAGGTATGCAAGGTATTGCAGTTGCTCAATTAGCATCAGGTAAAGCTGCAGTAGGTGCAGCAATTGCAGGTAAAGCATCATCTAAAATAAATAGTATTGCACAGATTGCAACTGTCGGTGTAACATCTGCAGCTCAAATTGCAGCAATACTTTCAGCAGGTAAAGGTAGTAAATCAAGTGGAGGTGCAGCTGCAGGAGGAAGTGCAGAAGGTGCATCATCACCACCACCATCATTACCAACAGTAACAGGAGCTTCTGCACCACAAATACAAACTACTGGTGGTATGAACGCAACACAACAAATAGGAGAAACTATATCTGCATCACAAAGACCAATCAAAGCATATGTAGTTAGTGGAGATATAACATCACAACAAGCATTAGATAGAAGAACTTCGAGAGCTGCAACATTTAGTGCCGGCTAGAATGATATAATTTTCTAGCATCTGACATTTTTTTTAATGTTTCTGCTGAATATATCCTTTTACGATTTGCGTCACCAATTTTTTGTCTATGTTCTATTGAAAATGGTTTACGAGATTTACCTTTCATTGATTGACTGGATAATTCTCTATCAGTAATTAAACCATATTTTGATTGTAATTCACATTGATATTGATACGCATCTTTACGATTATTAAATTCCTTAACTATGTTTAGAGTTAAATCTTGTCTACCATAGAATTTACCCATAGCTTTACCTGGTTTAACTTTAGTATGTGAATTAAATCTTTGATATGGATTTTTACTTTCACCAACATATTCTATTGTTCCAAGTAAATTAATCAATTCATATACATAATGTTTAATCATAAATTATCGTTTTGTTGTTATTACTATAAGTAAGATACAAAAAATATCTTAATTTACAAAATTAAATTTAATGACGTGAAGTTATACGAATTAAAAATTGAAGATAATGAGGATGAAGTATTTGCAATCTCTTTAGTAGAGAGTCCTGCAATCGAGTCTGATTTTATTTTCTTTGATAAAGAAGAAGTAATGTTTGCTGCAACGGATAACGAGCAACAAATGTTAATTGGCCCGATACTATTACCTGAAAAGAAAATATTAAGAGTTGACGGAGAAGGACAACCATACCATGTTTATTTTACTAAAGAGACAGTAAAGAAGATTGCACAGAATTACTTAATGAAAAAGTATACGGATAAAGCAACATTAGAACATGACATGAGTATTAAAGGTGTCCATCTCGTTGAGTCTTGGATTAAAGAAGGTAAGTTGGATAAGTCAAATAACTATGGTTTATCAGTACCGGAAGGTACATGGATGGGAATGTTTAAGATTAGTGACCCAAATATTTGGAAAGACTATGTAAAAACAGGAAAGGTAAAGGGGTTTAGTATAGAAGGATTATTTACTCATAACTTAATTCACGCATCAAAAGAAGATGTCCTATCAAAAGATATTGAAGATATGACTGAACAAGAAGCAGAAGTATTTTTATCTACATTAAGAGCAATCATAAAGAAAGATAAAAGATATGGCAAAGGTCAAAGAATAGAGATGGAAAGTTATTCGGACTATCCAGATACAGTTAAGAATAATGCAAAGAGAGCATTAGATTATGCAAATACAAATGGTTGGGGTAGTTGTGGAACTCCTGTTGGAAAACAAAGAGCAAATCAATTAGCAAAAGGAGAACCTATATCAGTTGATACAATTAAGCGCATGCATTCATTTATAGCAAGACATGAAGGAAGTTTAGAAGTATCAAAATCTTATTCAGATGGATGTGCAAAACTTATGATAGATGCATGGGGTGGACTTGCAGGTGGCCAATGGGCAAAAAGTAAGTTAAGAGAGTTAGGTTTATTAACTGAAACCAAAGCAGGTGTACCACATTATACAAAAGATGGTAAACTATACGAAGGCCCAACACATAAGGTAGGAGATAGATTAATGACAGGTGAGGTACATACCGAAGATAGTGAATTACTTTATCATAAAGAAGAATTGGAAGCACCATCTATAACATCATCTTATCCAGGTCAGGTAGCAAGTGGAAGTGTTGCACCAGCATTAAAATAATATGAACCAAAATACTTACATAAAGAATATTGAAAGATTTGCTTTACCATCAGTATCAATGACTAAGTTTAGAAATATGCTTAAACAAAGTACAGCAGGTAATCCTATGTTTGTAAAATGGAGAACTGCAATATCACCAACACATAGAGCATCTTATGAAATGTATTGGGGAAAGTTTTATAGTAATTCTGACCAAAGTGAAACTAAAGCAGAAGAAGGTATGGTTAATTTAGTTGCTCCTACTACAATAGAAGGGTGGAGAACTTTAACATACGATAATATTTCATCATTTAAGTTTGAGGGTAAAACATACACAATCAATTAATATGCCAGTAAATGTAAAAAAAGGTGAGAGTGAAAACGATTTCATTTCTCGTTGTATAAGTGAAGAAGTTGGTGCAGGATATGAACAATCTCAAGCAGCAGCAATTTGTTATTCATATTGGGACAAAGATAATATGTCAAAGATAACTGACACTATGAGTAAGGTAATGTCAAGAGTGGCATACGATACAAAGTATAAAGGTATAAATCTAAAAGATGCAAATGACCCTTGCACCGAAGGTTACGAACAATATGGAATGAAAGATATGGACGGTAGAGAAGTCCCTAACTGCATTCCAATTCAAGAACCAAAATAAAATAATATGATGCACTTATTCCGAAAGGACAAATTCAATTCAAGTCTATATGATATGGAATTGAAAATAGAGGCACAAAGTAAACAAATATCAGAATTAAGAGAATTAGTTTTAGAATTATCTAAACAAATAAATTCACTTCAAATAGAGTTAGACTATCTTGCAAATAACAAATACGGAAAAGGAATATAATGGCAAAGGGAATGAATGTACAAGTAAAGGTACTAAAAACTAAAAAGAAAGGCAAAGCCAAAAAAGGAAAAGGGCCAAAAGATAAACCTACTAAAAAGAATGTTGGACAAGGTTAGTGCCAGGATTAGGTGGAACCATAATATAACCTAAATTAAGACACTCAAATTAGAAAGTGAGTAAAGTATACGGAAAGTAACCAAGCGTCTCTTAAACGCAAAGAAAACCTTAACTTAAAATGTTAGGGTTTTTTAATGCACTTACTTTTTGGAAATATAAATTATTTGTCGTATATTAGAGTATATGAAACATTATGTATATAAAGTAAAAAACAAAAAAACTGATATTGTGGTTTATGTAGGTGAAACACAAAATCCAACTTTAAGATGGAATTCTCATACAAATTGTTTAGGTAAATTTAATAGAAAAGAATATTATATGGATGTAGTAGATGAATTTATTTTTACAAATCAAAAAGAAGCTTACAAATACCAATGTGAATTACAAAAACATTATGGTTTTGAAACTGATTATGAAAAAGTAAAAAAAGGTAGAGATAAACAAAAAAAGAAAATAATTGCATATCATAAGGATACAAACAAAATAGCTGGAAAATTCAATTCAATTGCAGAAGCTTCTATTAAATTAAAAGTAAATAAATCATCAATATCACAAATATTAAATTCTACTAAAAAAAGATATACAGGTTGGCAAATATTATGGTGTGATATTGAATGGAAATATAAGCAATTTGGTGGATATTATTTTAAGTATTTTTAAGAAATAATACCCCAAAATAGGGTTACACTACTAAAACTACTCATTTTTAGACCAAAAAACACCCATTTTCATAACTAATTGGTTATCAACACTTTAGCTAAATCATTGGTTATCAACACTTTATACACAAACTGACATATATGGTAAATTACATATGTGTAAAGAACTGAGGGTCAATAAAGAACTTTTGGGTATATGACAAATCGTCTCATATATCAGTAGGTAAAACCAATAAATTGTCGTATCTTAGTGTATTCCCACTAATGAAGGTGAGGATATATAAAAATTATAATATATGTTAAAAATGACAAACAAAGTAAAAATTGAAGAAATCTTACAACATTGTAAAGACGGGCTTAAACATTGGGAAAATGTGCTTAAAACAAATCCTACTAAAAAAGATAAATGTAGTGGACATATTTTAGAGTTACAAACAATTATCAATATAATAAACGAGGAAATATAATATGATACATCCGTTAGAATTGACATTAATCATTTTGGTTAGTGTCTTTTTATTTAGAAAAGAAATTATTAAACAATTAAAAAAATAAGTTATGACAAAAGTAAAGACAATTCAAAATGTATTTGAAATTATTTGGGACAAATGGTTTGAATATATTAAAAAAAGAAGTAATTCTCAAAAGTATATTAAGTGTGGATTTGACAATTATATTTGGTGGAATAGAGACGAAGCTGATTGGATGAATGCACCTTATTTTGAAGATTACTTTGAAGATAAAGATTATTGGATTAAAAAGTATTCAAATCCAAAATACTTTGATAAGGAAGCAAAAGAGCAATTTAAGAATTACTTTGACGAAATGTATTCTTCGTATAAAGAAAATGGGTATGTATAATATGAGTAAAGAATTAACATTGGAAAGATTGGCTAAAGCAATCATTGAAACAAAAAAAGAAGTAATGTATCTTAAAACTGAATTAGAGAAAGTTCAGTCGTATTTAAGAGAACAACATAAAATTCGTAAACAATTAAACAACAAATAAAATGACAAAAAGAAAAGTGATAGAGCCATTAGATATGGTAAGAAACATTGTAAGTGAACTTGATGCTGAAATCAAATCATTAGAGGGAACGATTAAATACATTCAAAAAGAACAAAGAATTGAAGCAAAAGAAACTTTACTTATGGAGTATAAATCATTCTTACAAACAATAATAAGATTAAAAGAATTTGTAATACATAAAGCATAAACTAACTTTGTTTGATAACAAGTTGTGTAAAAACAACAAACCCCATTGGATTTATTTCCTTTGGGGTATTTTTATGCTTTCTAAAAAAACTAATACTTATATTATATGATGAAGATATGAAAAAGATATATTTGGTAATATGAAAAACTTATCTTATATTGTAGTATTATAAACAATTAAAAACAAAAATTATGGCTAAAGACCCAGCAGTATTATTTTACACAAGTGATTTCCTAACAGGAACATTCACAATGAATTACGAACAAAGAGGTAAGTATATAACTTTATTATGCTTACAACACCAACAAGGTTTCCTTACTGATGAAGATTTGAAAAATGTATTAGAAGATACCGATATGAAAATATTCAGCAAGTTTGAAAAACTATCTGATGGATTATTCTACAATATTAAATTAAAAAATGAAAGTGAAAGAAGAAAATCTTATACTGAAAGTAGAAGAAATAATAGACAAGGTAAAACAAAAGATAAGATTGATATATCAAAATCATATGATAAACTAATGGAAACTGTAACTGTAACTGGAACTGTAACTGATACTGTTGAACTAGAACTTGTAACTGGAACTAAAGCTGAAAGACAAGATATGCTTGCAGATGTTATTACAGGTAGTTTAGATAAAGAACAAAAACAAATGATGCATCAGTTTGATAATTTATTTGGAGAAGTGAAATAATTTTAGTATATTGTAAATACAAATCAAAAAAACTGTGTTATAATAATGGTATCACTTAATTAATACTCTATCGGCATTTGCCTAATTAATATAGAGTGTGATACTAACTAAATATAAGCCAGGGGTTATTGTCATTTCCTCTGGCTTTTTTATGCGTTTGAAAATAAAAATGATATATATAGTTGGTAATATCAGTAATTATTCGTATATTACTACTAACATAAAACAATATAAAATGACACAAGAATTAAAAAGACACCCAGTATTCACAGATTACGCTTCGGACATTGAAGGTAATATTTATTCATTTAAGTTTGGTAAGATTAAGCAATTAAGAAAAGTAAAACACCCTAGAGGATATCATCAACTTAATATTTCTATAAAAGGTAAACAGAAAATGTATCTATGTCACAGATTAACTTTTGAATGTTGGAATGGAGTTATACCTAATGGATTACAAGTAAATCATAAATCAGTAGAAGATAAGACAAATAATCATTTAGATAATTTAGAGTTAGCAACTGACTTAGAAAATAAAAGACATGGTGTTGAGAATGGTGTTCTTTATGGTGCAGCATCACCCAATCACCCTTATTATCGTTAATATATGAAATGGATTAAATTAGGAGACTACACAGAAGCATTGATATATGTTATCACTTTTGGATTTGGAGAGAAATTAGCCCTATCTATTTCACGCCTGATGGGATATAACTCATGTGGTTGTTGTGAACGCAAACAATGGTTGAATAGATTAACAGATAAAGATTACGATGGTGAATGTAATCAAATTAAATTATAAAAATTAAAAAACAAAAATTATGGGTATTAGCTACGCAGAAGCACCAAAGGAACAAGAATTAGTAATAGATGAGACAGCAGTATATATGGTAGACTGGTCAAAGATGACATCAGTAAACGATATGATTTTAATCTTAGCAAGTATGGCAATTGGATTTCCAGGCAACCATCCTAACATTCAATCATTAAAACCATTCTTAAACTTAGAAACTCCTCTTAAAAGAGAACTACAACCTGAAACAAAATCAGTTGCATTGCCTAAGTTAAAAACTATTAAGTAATGAATGAGTTAAATGAAAAAGAATTGGACGATTTGAAATCAATTCTAAAACAAATTACTACTAGACTACCGGAAGATAAAGCACATTATGTTTGGAATACATTCAATCATATAAGAGGTGAAAAAGAACCTCAACCTTGTATGTGCGGTAGTAGTGGAGCACATTGGAAGCGTGCAGTTGAATTTTTAAATGATTATATAAAGAATAGATAATGTATTCAATTTATCATATAGAAGGTAATAAAATAGGATGTAGTGATGATGTTGAGTTTAGAGTTAAATCACAAGGATATAATCAATATTCTATATTAGAGCAACACTCCGATATATACATTGCAAGTGATAGAGAAATAGCATTGCAAAAACAATATGGTTACAAAGTTGATAGAAGACCTTATTGGCAAACAATTAGTCTATGTAGTAAAGCAGGAAAGATTGGAGGTAGGATTGGAGGTAAAGTAAATAAAGAAAATAAAACTGGTTTATTTGCAATGACCCATACTGCTAAACATAGAGCAGCTGTAAAAGGTGGTAAAATAACAGCTGCAAAATTATCTGTACCAGTTTTAGCATTTGAATATAGTACAAATAAATTTATAGGTGAGTTTAATTCACAATTAGCAGCTGCCAAATATTTAGATTTATTTTCGACACACATCGTTAGAGTGTTAAAAGGTAAGCAAAGGCATACAGGAGGTTACACATTTAAATATCAACAACAATAAGTAAATGATTACAGGTAGTTTACAACTAGAATGTAATGAAAGACTAACTAATCTATATAACAAACATAATGGTTGGTTAGTTAATGAAGCAAAGAAGGTAACAAAGAACCAAGAAGAAGCTGAAGACTTATGTAGTGAACTATTTGAATACCTACATCTAAAATGTAATCCTAAGATATTTTGGGGAGATAGTTACAACCTATTCTATTGTAATAAGTTTTTACATAGTAGGTTTATGAATAAAGTGAAGAAACTTAATAAGACTATATTGGTAGAAGAAATGCCAGATGAAGCAGAAGATATACCCTATGATGAAGAATGGGATATAAGATTACAAACCGCACACGAAGAAGTGATGCATGAATTAAGTAAACTCAAAGTAACTAGACAATGGCCTCAAGCAAAGATATTTGAATTGTATTGGATGTCATCGGACACACTAGATGAAGTAAGTAAAAAGATAGGTATAAGTAAGAGTACAACCTTTATATCAGTTAAGAAGATAAGAAAGTATTTAGAGAGTATATTAGACAACCCATTTAAATAAGTTATATGGCAGGACTATGGAGTAGAAAGTTTGACTATGCAAATGGTGAAGATAGAATATGTAAAGGATGTGGAGTAGAGTTTCATACAATTAAACCTAGGTATGAATGTAATACATGCCTGAATATAAAGCAAAAGGTAATTGAACAAAGGAAAAGAAGCAAGTATGAAAGAAAAGAACCATATCCATACCAAGGCCCGAACCACGATTACCATACAAGATTTTATCCTCTTCGTGTAAAACTACATAAGATGAAAGTAAGAGAGGAATGGCAGAAATACTTTAAGGAAAAATTGGATGAGATAATGCAAGATAAGATACTAATGAAATGGATTAACGACCGCCGCGATAAAGAAACCCTAGAAGGTAAACAAGCTAAGAGTAAAAAGAATATTCAAAAGGATTATCCAAACACACATGACTATTATGAATACTAACTATCATAGTATAGATTATCAATACGCATTCTTTAGATTTGATTGGAGTTATATAAAGGACAAACAGATTATACTTAAAGGAAATAATATGGGTGGTATGTTGATAATTGCAGATAGTGAAGGAAAGACATTAAAGATTTTTGGATTTGAAAGGATTATATAAATAAAAAAGATGGTAAAAGAATTAAGATTATTAAATGGAGATTGCATAGACAAACTCAAAGAATTAGACAACAATAGTATAGACAGTATAGTCACGGACCCTCCCTATGGTTTATCCTTTATGGGAAAGAAGTGGGACTATGATGTGCCAAGTGTAGAAATATGGCAAGAGTGTTTAAGAGTATTAAAACCAGGCGGACACCTCCTAGCATTCGCAGGTAGTAGAACATATCATAGAATGGCAGTAAGGATTGAAGATGCGGGTTTTGACATTAGAGACCAGATTATGTGGATATATGGTAGTGGCTTTCCTAAGTCTCATAATGTAGGTAAGTCAATAGATAAGAAAGAAGGTAATGAAAGAGAGGTTATTGGTGTAAGTATAAATGATACACCTAATAGTCAAGTGAAAGGTGGAATGGCATTTGATAGTGCATTTAATAATGGACAAGAACACCAACCTATATTAAATACAAAAGGCAATAGTGAATGGGAAGGTTGGGGAACTGCATTAAAACCAGCACATGAACCAATAGTAATGGCAAGGAAACCAATAGAAGGAACAGTTGCAGAGAATACATTACAATACGGAGTAGGTGGATTGAATATAGATGCGACAAGAGTAACTGTTGATGACATGGATGATTATGCATTTAATATGGCAGGCAATGAAAGAGTAAAAGCAAAAGAGGAAGGTGAATTGACAGGTATGTATGAAGGTGGTTGGAAAGTAGATAAGACACCAAAAGAATTACCACAGGGTAGATGGCCTGCAAATGTAATATTAGAATGCACTTGTGAAAATCCAAAGGTAGTTTCGGACAAGTATGATATAAGAACATATAATGATTACAAGAATACATTTAAGTCATATGAGGAAAATGATAAAGATAAAGGTGAATATGAAATTAAAGATGTAGAAACAACAAAGGTAATTCACACAGACCCAAATTGTCCTTGCTACATATTAGACGAACAAAGTGGAAATAAGAAATCAGCTAAGAGAGGTAGTAAGTATAATAAACCAACAGAACATACTAATACATACACACCAGTAGCAAGTGATTATAGAGATGATAATACATACGGAGATGAAGGAGGAGCAAGTAGATTTTTCTATTGTCCTAAAGCAAATGCAAAGGATAGAGATAGTGGAATGCCAGAAAAGGTAGGAGTATTTATACAAAGACCTCGTAGAGAGGATGGTAGTGTAATATACAAAGAAACTAACCCTGATGAATGGGCAGAAGCAATGAAAGGAAAACCAAGAAGTGAAAAGACTGCAAAGGCAGCAGCAGAGGATTTGTTGCAAGATGATAAAACTGCAAGAAGGAATGTGCATCCAACAGTTAAACCAACCGAACTAATGAAATATCTTATTCGTTTAGTGACACCGAAAGCAGGTATAGTATTAGACCCGTTTATGGGTAGTGGTAGCACAGGCAAAGCAGCAATGCAAGAAGGTATGTGGTTTGTTGGAATAGAAAGAGAGAGTGAGTATTTTGAGATTGCAAAACAAAGAATAGAGTATGAAGCGGATAAAAGAAAGTTTTGGTAAGTATCCTATAATCCCTTTAATGATTGCATACCTGACAATCCTGACACTATTAGTCATATGGGAGGTATATACTACAAAATAAACTAAGTGTTGTTATTACAGTAGTAAAATACAATTATAATACTATGGCATTCGTTAAAGGAGATACAAGGATAAACGCAAACGGCAGACCAAAGGGAGCATTGAATAGAACAACAGAGATGATGCGTCTAACTATAAATCGTGCAGTTAATAATACCCTATCCACAATACAGCAAGACTTAGAAGAATTAAAAAAGACTAACCCAGAGAAAGCATTAGAGTTATCAATGCGGTTAATGGAATATTGCATGCCTAAGATGAGAAGCATAGATATTAAAGGAACAATGGAAGTTAATGCAAAGATACAATCAATCAACCTAAACATAGTAGATGGAACTAAACATAACAACATCAAAGACATATAGGGATATTGATAACTCTAAAAAGATTTGTATACTGCAAGGTGGAACTAGAAGCAGTAAAAGTTATTCTGCTTTGCAATGGTTATTAGTGCATTGTTTAATGGAACCTAACATAGTAGTATCAGTAGTAAGAAAGTCTTTTCCGTCTATGAGAGTTTCTATTATGAGAGACTGGCAAACAATACTTAAAGGGTTAGAGATATGGTCTGATGAGAATTGGTCTGCAACTGAACACATATATACTTTCGACAATGGTAGTATGATAGAGTTTATGTCAATTGATAGTAGTGAAAAGAGAAAGGGTAGTGCAAGAGATTACTTATTTATAGATGAGTGTAATGAATTAAGTAGAGAGGATTACTTTCAGTTATTTATTAGAACACGCATTAAAACTATTATTGCATATAACCCATCGTTTGGAACTAACCACTATATCTTTAATGAAATACAAACACACCCTGAAAGCAGTTTATATGTCAGCACTTTCTTAGACAACCCATTCTTAGAGAAAAGTATTATAGATGAGATTGAAAGATTAAAGTATGTTAACCCTGAATACTATAAGATATATGGATTAGGTTTACCAGGCAATAATGTAGGAACTATCTTTAGTGCAGAGTTAGTAGAGGATATACCTGATGAAGCAGTGTTTGTTGCATTCGGTATGGACTTTGGATTTAGTATAGACCCAACGACATTGATTGCAGTATATAAGTGGAGAGAGAACTTATACTTTGAAGAACTACTATATAAGAAAGGTTTAGTGACATCGGAAATCATAGCTGAATTAAAATCATTAGATGTAGAGAGAAATATAATATGGGGTGATAGTGCAGAAGGTAGATTGATAGAAGAGATATATAGAGCAGGTTTCAATATAAAGCCTGTTAAGAAAGGTAAGGATAGTATTAAGATGGGAATTGATATCATGCACCAACATAAACTACATATACTTAAAAGCAGTGTTAATATCGTTAGAGAGTTTAGTGAGTATGTGTGGACTGTAAATAAGAATGGTGACTTTGAAAACATACCCGTTGATTACTCTAACCACGCAATAGATGCAATTCGTTATGTGTGTATGGAACAATTAAATCAAAAGAAAATAAATGCAGGCAAATATGCAATCTCTATCGGACAATACAAATACTAATCAAAACCTCTGGAATGAACAAGAAATCAAAGAGCTAATACTATACGCTAAGGATTTACAACAACAAAATGAGGATTTACAGGCAAAAATGATAATGATGAATGCTAAGCTAAGTAATGAAGAAAGCAAGGTAAGACAAATGAATAACATAATAAAACAAATATATGCAAAAGGAAATAACCCTTACAATTCCAACTGATTGGAGTAGTGTAAGTCTAAAGAAGTATCTAACACTACAAAAGGATATGAGTAACTATGCTGATGACGAAGAAGCACAAACTGCTTTAATGTTATCGCATCTATGTGGATTGAATGCAGAATACATTAACTCACTATCCATTGAAGATTATAATTCAGTTCGTATTGCATTAGAAGGATTTGTAAATGATACCGAATATCCCTTGCAGAAAATAATTAAGATAGGTGATAAGGAATATGGATTTGAACCTAACCTATCGCAGATGTCTTATGGTGCATATGTAGATATAAGCAAGTTCGGACAATTAACTATTGATGATAACTGGTCTAAGATAATGTCAATACTATACCGACCTATTACAGATAAGAAAGGAGATATGTATTCTATTGAGGCATACAAAGGAGAGATAGACGATAAGTTATTTCTTAGTGTTGGAATGGATGTGCAATTTGGAGCACTCTTTTTTTTTGTAAATTTGTTAATGGACTTGTTGAGCGGTACCCTGAAGTCTTTGAAGGTGGAGGAACTGCCACCCAACATCAAATCAATTTTGGAAAAAAGTGGGGAAATTACCAAACGCTTATTGAACTTGCAGACGGGCAATATGGTCGTATAGATTGGGTAACAGAACAGGCATTAGAAAAGTGTTTGTTATATCTTGCATTCAAATCAGATGAGACTACTCTAAAGAACTTATTACATAGAGAAGCATTAAAGAGACAACAAGGCACATAACGATTTATTCCAATTTAGTTGTTATTATATTAAACGATACCGATGGCAGGAAAATGGAGCAATAGTAGGAATGGTAATTTAAGATACTCAGTTAATCGCGAGAACCAATCGGGTATCTATATAGGGCCAACTTTAGGTCTATCATCACCTAAGAATAGTAGACAAGCTTGCCTTTGTTTGAAGAGTAATACTTACGATGTAAAATGTTGTAAGGGTTTTCTTATCAATCAAGGTATTGGTGTGATACAACAAACAAGGCGTGAAAACAATGGAGCTTTCAGTTTTGGATTTAGTGACGGATTTGAAATATATTAAAATTATAAAAACCATATATGGCTATACTTACAAAAGCACAATTACAGGCCGCTAATAGTGCATCATTCGCAGATAATAATGACGGAGCAATAACTCCACAGATATTAAGAGACTATAATTCAAATGTTATAGATACCTTAGTAGATAGTTTAGATACAGGAAGTTTTGCAACTACCTC